AGTTAAGATTAATTTTCTTAACAAGTTGGCGTTTGTCCCAAAATTCAATTTCTGCTTTATTTCCTGCATCTATGGCCTTCTTCTTCATACCTTGCATATCTTTACGTTCAGCATACCAACGTTTTAGTAGTCCAGGGATAACACCTTCGAACTCTGTTGTAAAGATAGTTCCATTAGCACTCAACATCCAAGGTTGGTTGCTATCATAAATCAATTTGTATATTTGAGCACCGCTCATTACATCTGATTCGCCATTTTCCCAATCAACCGTAATTGAAATATCTCTACGTTGTTCCATTACAGCATCAAACTCTAGTGTGCCGAAACGTCCTTCCCAAGCCGCCGCAAATGATTTCTTTTTCAAGTTCATTTGTTCACCGAGGAATTTGTTTGTATGTTCAGGACGTAGTTGTCCTACAATAGTTTCTGGAGCCATGTTCAACGCACGAATCACTGACGGATACAGTGAGTTCAAGTCCATTGAGCCAATCCACTTGTGTACTCCTGTTTTCGGAAATGCTACATATGCACCTGCCGCCGGATCACTACCTGGCTCACGTTTAACTCTATTAGGTACTTGTAAACCTCTATGATGTGATTCGTTAATAATCGCTTGTTCTGTAACAGCAACAGCACCCATTGTTGTTTGTAGAAGAACTGTATTTGCGTGTGCAAGTTCGTTTGACAAATCAATAAAGCGTAGTTTCTTATCTAGTTTGTCTAGTAGTGCAACGTCTTGTCTGTTATATTCGATAAACGTTTTAAAGTCATTGTTATAAAGTGCATCAAGTGTGCCTTCGTAAACAGTTTTACGTTCGCCTACTTCCATTTCACCAATAGCATCTAGTCGATATGTATGGCGTTCTTCATATGTGTACTTACGATATAGTTCAAGACTGTCAAGATGCACACGACCAACTAAGTCATATGTTTCTTGCATACGTCCAAACTTTTCATATTCACGTTTCTTAGGAAATTGATCCCACAAACAAAAACGTCTTGTATCGTCTTTGCTTAAAACTTTTTGCACACGGTTGACTGTGTAAGGAATATCATAACCTTCACTGTTCCAACCTGATATAATGTCAGCGTCTTGAATTAAGTCTAAAAACGTTTTAAGCATATCGGCTTCGTCTTTAAACAAATGTGTATTAGGAAATTCTTTTACTTGTTCTTCTGCTTGTTCCATTGTAAGTGTCTTAGGTGGAATAGCAAGTGTAACAAGACTGTCTAGCCATTGTAAACTTACAGTAATTGCCGTAATAGGCATAAACGGATCGCTAGGGTCAGCAAATCCTCTGTCGGGATCAAAATCAGTCTCAATGTCAAAAAATGCAACGTTTAGTTTAGGTGCATCATGATTGAGATAATTCTCACTTAAACATTGGAATATTGGATTAATATCACTTTCGTATAAATCTTTGTTCTTGTTAATAGCAAGTTCTTTACGAAAGTCTTTTGTGTTTTTACAAACAATTCTATTTAGGGGATCGCCGTAAATGCTTTTATACTTACCACGTTGGTCTCCGTAGTAAAAAGTATATTTTACAGGATATTCTGTAAAGTGTCTTTTGCCGTCTACACGTTCGACGACTCTAATAATATCTGCATTACGATCAAAAAATGCGTCTACGTAACTCAAGTTGTTCTCCTTCTATGCCATTTTAGGCTGGCAAATACCAGTGTCGTTTTTAGCCGACGATACTATATAAGTGCTTAACAATACCATAAACATATATTATTGTAAGCGTTCCGTTTAAAACAATCAATGACTTTTCTTTCCAAAGTATTCCTACAACTGTCCAAAGTGTAGAAGCAATACCAAATCCGTATGTTGCGTACATTTCATTTGGAAATAATGAAAGTAGTGCCGCCGCTGTTAGCAATATTGCAGTCGACAACCATGCTAACGGTTGGTATGGTTTAGGTTGAGTTTTTAATTGTTTTAAAGTAATCTTTGTCATTTTGTGCCTTGTCGTCTATCCATATATCATAGTGTGGTTTGCCAAATCTAATACTTGTATATTTGACTCCCCATTCACCAAGTTGCTTAACAGTAAAGTCTTGCCAGTCTTTGCCTGAGTTTGCGCCTCTTGCTGTCCAGTAATGTATTTCGTTGCCTTCATCATATAATTTATTAAAATGTGCGATACGATCTAAATCGGGTTCGCTAATCTCATATTTACTATTGTTATTGTAACAGATTGTGCCGTCTATGTCAACCATATACTTCATTTAGTTTCACCAATTTTATCTGGTTGCGGGTAAAAGTGTTCTTCGCCCATTGCTTCTCTAATTTTCCTAAACACTCTGTTATGCGGATATGTTTCGTAATATCCTTTTTCAACTAGTTTTTGACTTGCCTTTTTAGTTTCAGTAAGTTTTTGGATAATGAAAAATCTAATAGTAGGATCGTTTAATTCGTTTTTATAATGGTCATAATTATATTCTATAAACAACAAATCACGATCTGTGAAGTATCTTGTTTTGCATAACCCAATTAAGTCTTGACCTTCAAAACGATCTTGTACATGATGTAATACAATTAACATTCCGTGAATGTCATCTTCGTATGGAAAGTCAAACATATGTTTCATAATATCCATATATTCGTCTGTATGAATAATCGGAACCCTACTAGAATATGCCCAAGGGCATCTTGCTACACTACCATCAGATGGTTGTGATAGTTCTTTTAAATGTGTATCTAAAAAGTCGTTTATGCGTTTCTTTTCTTGTTCAGTAACCATTACCACCAACCTGTAGCAACACCAAAACCAAACACATTAACTATTGCAAAGTAACTAGTTAATAGCATTGGCCATGCAATGTGGCGTCTGTAGTACGCATATACCGCCGTAAGCGACCCTATAAAGAAACCTGGGTATACTATACGCATATCGGGGTTATCTGCGGTTACAGCAAGTGTAAGGCTAGCGGCAACTGTAAATATAAAACTTACTAGTTCAAAATAAAACGCTACCTTGTCACTATAGTAACTTTGTTTCCAAAAAGAAATTATCTTTTGCAAGATTACTTGTCCTTACCAACAGTAACCACAAGTGTTTCGAGATCGTCAAAATCATCTGCGTATTTTGCCCAATCACCTTTGTGTGCAATTTTAATTGCTTTGTTGATAAGACTTGGTTTGATATCCAATTCTTCTGCTACTGCTTTTACAGTTTCTTTTAAGCCTTCGTTTAGATCTTCTACTTCTCTAAGAACGTTTGCACCTTCGTTAACAAGACGCTCTAGTTTTGCCTTTTCATCAGCACCATAAGTTCTGCTTGACATTAATTACTCCTATGTTTGTTAATGTGTTTAGTAGTATATATTCTAAAATTTAGTTTGTCAACGTATTAGTGAGACATAGAGTAGGTATCAAAATAACTTTTCACCCAATCCATTTCAATAGGCTTTTGATCCCAAATTATGTTTTTAGTTGCTTTATGATTTTCTCTTTCAGTATAACGGATTCTACAGTTCTTTGCAGTTTGCCAGCCGTCTTGTCTACGCACAATAAAAGCCTTTGGTGCTGTAGATCCAAAACGTTTATGGAATGGTAGTTGTGCAAAATCAATAATAAAATCTGGAGTTACTACAACTTGATGTGTAGAAACTTGACCACCTGGTGCAACTTCTGGCCAACCTACTCGCCAATCCCAACCTCGGTTATCATTTTTGATTTCAACTTTGTATTGTTTAATATGTGCTTCAATTCCGTGCAGTCTTAAAATACGTCTTACTACACAACTTGCAAGTATACATTGGTTTCCTATATGTAATGGAAAATCCATTTCGTATAAGCGACAGTATACAAAAGGAATTCTATAATCTAGATCGCCGTTTACAATACTATCGGCAATGTTCAAACTATAATCTATAGGATCGAAATCATAGTTTGGATCGAATGTCATTAGAGAGTCAAACATGACATTGCTATTTTGGTCTCGGTTCATTGTTCCTCCACGTTAAATATCTTCGTTAACGCGAAAGAACTACTAATTGTAACGTCACCTTATGTATCATAATAACCTGTTCTTTGTCACCAGCCGTGTCGGACGCGATCACTGTCACCAAAAGTAGGCGTTCCTATAGGTAAGTCAATCAGCATTAACTTGTAATTATTTATGATATTATGTGTCGAGGGTTTCGTCTTTTGACTTGTATGCCCATTCGTCAGTGTGTCCTACACTCCACTTGGGTGTGTTTTCAACCGTGTAGTTTTGGGTACATACTTTGAAGTCTGGAGTAAGTTTTTTATCCGGAACTAGGCTTTGATCAGTCCAAATAATTCTATTGTTTGGTTGTGCGGCAAATTGTCCGTTTTCTAGTTTGATAAAGTTAAAAGATTTGTGTTCAGGGTCGTGTTCTGAAAAGTTTACGTTTAGTGCATTGTTATCTCTATGGCAAGTATCAAGTGTAAACATATATTCGCCCTTGTGCATTTTACGATCTTTGCCAAAGAACTCACAATCGCAGAGCATAGGCTTTTTAATTACTGTAATGTCGTAATCAAAGCAATCCCATATTTGTAAATGATCTAAAGGAAGTTGATTATCTTTATCGTAATCTTCCTTCCAAACAAATGCACTTATAGGTAGTTTGTCATACAACGCACCGTATTCAGTTAACAGTGTTTCTATGTATAGTGCTTTGCTTTCAATACTTCTAATGGAGATCCATAGTCCTGGAGTTAGTTCGCCGTGTCCTTTTTGATGATCGTAGAGGTATTCTTTCTTTACAAATACTTCGACGGGTGGTAAATTATGAACTAGAAAGGCCATAAATACTCCTTTGACTTTATTTAGTCAATTACTTTTTCTTACGTCCGGCACAATGTGCCTTTTGACTAAAACCTTTTGGATTTTTACAGTTGATAGAGCGTTTGTATTTGTTGCTCCATTTTTCGTAGACTTCTAACTTCTCTAAAAGTTCAAGGCGTTTCATTACATCTTGACGCAGTTATCTACTGTCTTGCCGCCTTTTTTCTTAGTGCCCATACGCTTGTAGCCTTTCCAGCAAGCCTTGCCGTCAACGCCTTTTTGTTTTTCTTCGTTAGTTCTTTGTAAAACTTTTTGAACGTCTGGATGTTTTGATAAGCCTTTAGCAATTTTTTCGATAGCCGCAACAGCACCTGTCATGTTGCCACCTTTATATCTTTTGTCGTTAGCAACACCGTATGCCATTTTAATTTGTTTATCACTGAACCCTTGATCTTCTTTTACGTGATCTGGTAAACCTTTGTGCTTGGTTTTTGCAAAGTCTTTAGCATCAGACTTTTTCATATCTTTTGCTACTGCTTTGAGTTCTGGAGAAGCACCTTTTACTTTTTCGCCTTTTTGCATAGCATGGACCATGCCCATAAACTTTTGCTGTGCTTTAGATTTGGCTTTCTCAGTTACTTCCTTTTTTTTTGAAAGTTTACTTTCTAGTACTGATGCTAGTTTTGATTTGTAATCTGTTTCTTTCATTGCTTTGTTTTTAGCATAGCAATCACAATGTTTGCAATCTGGTCCGCACTTACATTCTGTTACAGGCTTACCGCAACAGGCTTCTGGACACATTTCTTCTTTTGCTTCATTTTTCTTTTCTTTGTCCTTGATTGCTTTTTTCATTGGCTCTTTTTTGTTGCCATCTTTATCCATATCAAGGTAATCTGGTTTTGCTTTCTTTGCTTCTTGTACGGCATCAAACTTTGTTTCATAATCCATATGATGATATACAGAACCAATATAGTCTGCGGCTTTAGTAATTTTTGATTGCACC